TACGAAACCTGTAGTATCCTTTTTTGCCTTGCCTTTAGCGAGTAATCCTACCACTACATGCCCGCTGCGTAAATTGTCTAAATCGCTCTTATCCCCGTCGATCACTTCGCGCCCCATAAAATGCGTTGGCAAGGTATGTCGAAACACTACCGCCATAGGGTAGCCATTAGGTAGCTTCTCGACCTGCTTTCGATACGTGGGCGCGCCGCTATACGAAAACATCAATTTATAGTTGGTCGGAGTATTGCCGATCCTTTCAACTCGCTTGGAATAATCATAGAAATTCAAATCAGGAAACAATTGTGGAACACCTAGCTTTTCCCATGCAATGTCACTAATGGTATTTAGGCGAACTTGACCTATAGAGCCGCTGCGCTTGCAAAGCTTGTCGAAATTGTATAACTCTTTGCATAGCTGCGCTAAAAAAGCATCCTGATCAGCGTGAAACCAGTCTGTTTTTGCCTTTCGCCCTGCTTTAACATTGCTAAATACACCCATGCCCGCTGATTTTAGGCAGGCTTCCATACATTTTGCGGCCTTACTACCCGCGCATGTGATGTGATCAGGATACAGCGACAATGATGCTACCCGCGTCTGTATTTGCTCTTTTTTCTGCGTCTTTGCTATTTTAGTATTACTTGCACTAGTTGATAATAATTTCATGCTCTTATGCTCCATATCTATATATAAATGATTCGTGAATAACTACCCAACTAGCCATAACTATAATAGCCAACGCTGTAGTGCAAAGTATAGTAGTGATTAATTCGTCGCGCTTTGCTTTTTGTCGCTTTAGCTTGTATGCCTTATTCATTATGTTCACCTGTTATGGTTATTGAGTTATGGGCAAAATCAGCCCTTAATCGTTCGCCCGCATTAAATACAGTCGCTATTTTCTTATTTACCAAATCTATGATGGGGCGCGACTTGCAGACCTTTTTACTGGCACTAGCATCAACAGCTATTAATATATAGCGGTGTTCAACATCATAGACAACACTGTACGGAACTAGGCTGTCGAAACCATGCGCTGACAATTTAGCGCCTTCCAACCATATGCGTAAGCCTTTGCTTGTCAGTTTGGCAGTGGTATCGGTGTAGTTATTCATAGCTATCGCCCCTTATTGATCAATTAGATTAGTCAGTGTATAACCAAGACCAACTAACAGCAAACCCATTGCAGCGCATAACCAACCAACGCCATTAAGAAAACATGCCGCAAAAGCTGCGGTTGCAACCAGTATTAAAAATACATTTAGGATGATAGCTAGAGTGGTCATTATAGTGCCGCCTTTTTAGCTGCTGCTTTAATATCCGAATCAAGGAAGCATTCGCACATTGGGTGCTTATATAGATGCTTTAATAGACGCGCTGCTGTCTTAGCGTTTGGGTTTGCGGTAAATGCTGCTACTAATTTGTCCATCGTTTTATTCCCTTGTTTGTTTGTATGGTTCTATTATAGCGAAGTCAAGAAAGGATGCAAAGAACTTATTAGCATAAGCATATAACCATAACGTATAAGGGTATAAAGACCATGCTACCTTTAATCATGCGCGCACACGCGAGTAACATATAAGCCTAGGCAGGTCAATAGCTTTAATGAATAGTCAGTATAACTAACAGTGATGGCATAGTGTTGGACTATCTGTATAGTCTGTGATAGGTGGTCGCTATAGTACCCACAAGCATACTCACTCCCCAACTGTACAGACTATAGTGTGACTGCCTAGACTCTATTGGTCATGTATAACTCTGTGGATAAGCTGTGGATAACTCCAGGTCTGTGCATAAGCTGTGTATAGCCTGTGGATAACTATTTAGGGGAGGGGGGAGGGGCTGGAATTGTGGAGATTGTTACTGTACCCGCTTAGATACAAAAAAGGGTCAATATAGACTATAACAACAACCGAGCTAATAGCGATAGACTATAGAGCTATGCCATTGATAACTAAGGAGAATGGTGGAGCGACTGCGGAGACTGAAGGACTGCTGAGATCCGCTAAAGAAAGGACGAGTCTGTATAGTCTGAACAGGGCAGGTATAGACATAACAACCCCTATGAAAACTAATTAACAAATAGTTATAGATTTTACTTGACTTTTGCTTAGAAATGTGCTAGTATAGACTATATAGTTTAAACAACACGCTTTTCAGATCTTTTCCAACGCTTCAACCCTTTTCAGTAAGTACTACCAGTTATCACTTGATGTTTGTTGTTTCAGGCTGAAATGGTGGAAAAGGGCTGAAACAGTTGAAAAGGTGGAAACGAAGCGGTACAGACTATATAGCTAAGAATCTCTGAAGAGGTAATTCTGTGAGTGTTCCAGTAAAGAAAGGTAGACCCAAGAAGTCTGCTGTAGCTAGTGTTACTAAAGGAAAGCGCAAAAGCGTTGGTAGACCTAAAGGTGACGCTTCCATCATTAACGACTACAAGGCTAGAATGTTAGCATCTCCTAAGAGTAGGAAGGTGTTAGACAGCATCCTCAATGCAGCCTTAGATGATGATCATAAGAACCAAGCAGCGGCTTGGAAGCTTTGTATGGATAGATTGTTACCCGTCAGCTACTTTGAGAAAGACAGAGAGTCTGGCGGTAAGAGTGCTATCAATATCTCCATCACTGGTGTTGGCGGTGAAACTACCATCATCTCAGGCAATGAAGAACCCATTGAAGGGGAATACACAGATGCATAACATCAACAGAGACTTAGATTACTTCACTAGAGAAGAGTTTGCCTGTCAGTACACAGGTGACAATGAGATCAGTGATGATCTACTGTTGAAGATAGATTTGTTAAGAGCAAGATGTGGGTTCCCTTTTGTCATCACCAGTGGTTATCGCTCAGAAGACCACCCCATCGAACGAAAGAAGGAGAAAGCAGGAACTCATGCCCAAGGAATTGCAGCGGACATTAAAGTTAGTAACGGAACACAGCGGTACACAATTGTTGAAGAGGCCATTAAAATGGGCTTTACGGGAATTGGAGTTGCTGACGGTTTTGTGCATGTTGACATCCGCAACCTTGACGGTAATGAGTCTCCTGTAATGTGGTGCTACTAGCTTGGCTGATTTAAAGGTTGAGTTACTCCCTTGGCAGCAAAAAGTCTACGAAGATACAACACGCTTTAAGGTCATAGCCGCAGGCAGACGTACAGGCAAAAGCAGGCTAGCCGCGTGGTCTTTGATATTAAACTGTTTGTCAAGCAAGAAGGGCCAAGTGTTCTACGTTGCCCCTACACAGGGTCAGGCTAGGGACATTATGTGGCAGATGTTGCTTGAGCTAGGTCATGGTGTTATAGCCAGTAGCCATGTCAACAACCTACAGATCAAGTTCATCAATGGTGCGCTGTTAACCCTAAAGGGTGCAGATAGACCTGAGACTATGCGTGGTGTCAGTCTAAAGTACTTGGTGATGGATGAGTATGCCGACATGAAGCCAGAGGTGTGGGAGCAAATCCTACGTCCTGCTCTTGCGGATCAGAAGGGTGAGTCTATGTTCATTGGTACGCCAATGGGACGTAATCACTTCTATGAGTTATATACGTATGCTAGTGTTTCTGAAGATGGTGATTGGGCAGGCTATCACTTCACTAGCTTTGATAACCCGCTGTTAGACCCTGATGAGATTAGGGCTGCTGAGAAATCAATGTCAGCCTTTAGTTTCCGTCAGGAGTTTATGGCATCCTTTGAGGCACACGGCAGTGAACTTTTTAAAGAAGAAGATGTTAGATTTAGCGAGGAAGAACCCACAGATGGTGACTATTACATTGCTGTCGATTTGGCAGGATTTGCAGACGTACAGAAAGTCACTACCAAAACCAAAAGACTTGACCAAACAGCTATTGCTGTGGTTAAAGCAGGTGTGGACGGGTGGTGGGTTGCTAATATCATACATGGCCGTTGGGGTGTCGAAGAGACCGCAAGACGCATCTTTGAAGCAGTCAGAGACTACCAACCACTCGCAGTCGGTATCGAAAAAGGAGCCTTAAAGAACGCTGTAGCCCCCTACCTCAACGATCAGATGAAGAAAAACCAACGATTCTTTCGTGTAGAAGAGCTAACCCACGGCAACAAGAAGAAGATTGACCGTGTAGTTTGGGCATTACAAGGCCGCTTTGAGCATGGTAACATCACATTAAACAAGGGCAAGTGGAACACAGAGTTCCTTGATGAGCTATTTCAATTCCCTAACCCTTTAGTCCACGATGACTTGATAGACTCACTGGCGTATATAGACCAACTTGCAAAAGTTGCTTACTCTTTTGACTATGAAGAAGAAGACTACGAATTCCTCGACAAATACGCAGGCTACTAACTATGATTGAAGACAAAGAAAACTTTTCACAAGAGCAGCACCTAGAAGACTGGGTTATACAAAAGTGCGATGGGTGGAGAGATCACTACGAGGCCAACTACTCTAAGAAGTTTGAAGAGTACTACAGACTTTGGCGAGGCCAGTGGTCTGCTGAAGATAAAACTAGAGCCACTGAGCGTTCACAGATCATCTCCCCTGCACTACAGCAGGCTGTTGAGTCATCTGTCGCTGAGTTAGAAGAGGCTACCTTTGGCCGTGGTAAGTTCTTTGACATTAAAGATGACATCCATGATCAAAACCCAGAAGACATTGCCATGCTGCGTCAACACCTTGACGAAGACTTTAAGAAGAACAAGGTTAGGAAGGGTGTCGCTGAGTGCCTAATCAACGCTGCTGTATTTGGTACAGGCATTGCTGAGATTGTTATACAGGAAGAAAAAGAAATGCAACCTGCTACTCAGCCAGTCATGGGTGGTGAGTTACAGGCTGTCGGTGTCAACATTATTGACCGTACTTGTATCAAACTACGTCCTGTAATGCCTCAAAACTTTCTTATTGACCCAGTAGCTACAGATATTGAGTCAGCTTTAGGCTGTGCTGTAGACGAGTTTGTATCTTCACACTCCGTAGAGCAGCTACAGGAAAGCGGAGTATACCGTAATGTAGACATAAGCGTAGCTACTCCTGACTTTGATATAGAACCAGATCAAGATTTGTCATGTTATGATGAAGACAAGATTAGATTAACTAAGTACTACGGTCTTGTGCCACGCCACTTGCTAAACAAATCAATGCAAGACGGAGAAGCTGAAGACGAGACCATTGTTGAGTTTGCTGAAGAGCAAGAAGATGATGATAGCTATTACGTAGAGGCTGTTGTTGTTATAGGAAACGGTGGTACTCTTCTTAAAGCAGCAGCAAATCCCTATATGATGCAGGATCGTCCTGTAGTTGCCTTCCCGTGGGACGTAGTTCCTAGTCGTTTCTGGGGCAGAGGAGTGTGTGAGAAAGGTTATAACTCTCAGAAAGCTTTAGACGCAGAACTACGCGCTAGAATAGACGCTCTTGCACTAACCATCCACCCAATGATGGCAATGGATGCTTCACGCATGCCTAGAGGGGCTAAACCTTCTATACAGCCAGGAAAAACCATCTTAACCAACGGCAATCCGTCCGAAATTCTACAGCCTTTTAACTTTGGACAGGTTAGTCAGATAACTTTTGCACAGGCGCAAGCTCTACAGACTATGGTGCAGACTGCCACAGGTGCTATAGACTCAGCAGGTATTGCAGGGTCAGTTAATGGTGAAGCTACGGCAGCGGGTGTGTCTATGTCGCTAGGTGCTATCATTAAACGTCACAAGCGCACCTTGATTAACTTCCAAGAGTCCTTCCTTATCCCGTTTGTTACTAAGTCAGCTTGGCGTTACATGCAGTTTGAGCCTGAGATGTACCCAGTAGCAGACTACAAGTTCCACACCTCTAGCTCACTAGGTATTATTGCCCGTGAGTACGAAGTTACGCAGTTGGTACAGCTTCTACAAACTATGTCTCCAGACACGCCTATGTATCCTAAGTTGGTTATGTCAATCATTGACAACATGAATCTGTCTAACCGTGAAGAGCTTATTGCTACACTAGAGCAAGCTAACACACCTAACCCTGAAGCCGAGCAAGCACAACAGCAAGCAGCACAAGCTGCTCAACAAGCAGAGATGGCGTTTAAAGCTGCACAATCTGCTGCACTCAACGGCCAAGCACAAGAGTCTGCTGCTAGATCGCAGAAGATGCAGGTGGAAGCACAGGCTATACCACAGGAAACAGAGATTGCTCGTATTAAAGCAGTCACTACTAACCTACAAGCAGGAGACCAAGACGATAAAGAGTTCCAGAAGCGTCTTAAAATCTCTGAGCAGTTGCTGAAGGAACGTGAAGTAGCAGTTAAGGAAGGTAATGTGACTCAAGCAGCACCGCAACCACCACAAGGATTACCATTACAATGATTAGCGAAAGAGATTTAGAAAACGTAGTAGCGCAGGTTAACTCTAAGTTTGAAGAACTGTTTAAAAAGATAGCAACACTAGAAGAGGATGTTAAGAAGGCTGCTAAAACAACTAAGAGGAAATGAAGGGTCAGACACATGGTGGCAAGGGAAGCGCCACTAGAAAGACCGATTCAGCCAAGTTTGCCAGCAACTGGGACGCTATATACA